TCGTGAAGTGAGCTTCACAGCGTTTCTTTAAGCTAGGTTTTCTCATGGTTTATCTCCATTTTTGATGGTTAAAGTATGATATTTTGGTTCTTAAGTCAAATATACTAAATTCATTTCGAATTCTAAACCCTAACCGCCAAACTTTTTCATAAGGACTACGAAAATCACGATTGCGATAACTGTGACCGCATTCACGATGATGCTCTTCTTGCGCTCTTTCTCAGCATTCTCGATCATGTCGGCTACTTGCTCGGCAGTTCGATCATCGTGATACCGAAGATAGACACTCATGTGCGTCCACAACAGAGTATCTGCTTCTTCTGACTCATGTCCTCTTCTCTTCAGTTCGTCTTTCACGGCTCCAGCGTTTGTCATACATTCTCCTCTATTTCTATCTCGTCTTCTTGTGGCTTCTTTGTCAGTTCGACCTTCTCTTCTGTGCTGAGCTCAAGCGTCTTGTACTGATCAACATATCTCGTGAAGCAGTCGAGCAGCTCTCTCACGCTGAACTTCTTGGTTCTGTTAAGATAGCGAACCACGTCATTGATGTCGTTTATGTCCTTAGGGAGATTGTAATTGAAGCAGAAGACGCTCCACATGAAGACAGGCTTTCCCTCTTGGACTCTCTTGTATGCCTTCTTCTTTCCAGCCTTGTCGTTGTCGAAGATGTAGTAGCAGTCAAGATCCTTCAGAATCATATCCAGATCACCAGAGGATCCAGCGCCTACCGTAGCCGTCGAGTTCTCTACGAAGAGGCTGTTGATTGGTCCCTCCAAGACTGCTATCGGCTTTGTCTTGTCTACGAAGTCCCAGTTGTAGAGAGCTGTGCTTCCGACTCTGGAGAGATACTTAGCATCGTTGTCATCGAGAGCACGACCCTGGAAGAACGTGATCTTTCCATCTTTGTTGTAGAACGGAATGATGACACGATTGCGGTACTTTCCCTCGTCGCAGTAGTAGAACTTGCTCCAGACTTCTTCTGGAATCAATCTCTTCTTGCAGTACTCGATTGCGAGCTCTTGATTGCGGCCAGGAGTCGTGATCTTCTTGAAGTTTCTTACCTCTTTGCGATCCTTCTCGATAGCCTTCTGGAGCTCTTCTTTCGCCTTCTTGGCGTCTTCTGCCTTCTTGAGCTCTATGTACTGCTTGAGCATGTCAAGTTCTTTCTTGTCCTTGTGAACCATGCTCTTCAACTCATCTACATACTCAGCATACATAGACGGTGAGACTTGCTTGAGCCACTTTGTAGCGAGAATTCCGTGATCTGAGCATTGACATGAAGCTCTCCAGCATGTGTAGCACCAACGGTAGGTGTTGGTGAGCCAGAGAGTGCCCTTCATGTTCTTGTCGCCGCAGAACGGACAGTTCACTCGGATCTCGTTTCCTCGGCCTCTATGCTTCACATATTCTACGGCACGACGGATATACTTCTCCAGAGTGAATGTCTTTGTCTGTTCATCTATCTCTATCATCGTAGCTATTTATTTCGGAAGAGATGTGCCTTGACAGCGTTCTCGACTTGAACCATGATCTTCTTAGCGGCTTCGATGTCGGGACACGGAATGACGCCGACCTTAGAAGATGCGCTGAAGACCTTGAGATCTCCGAGAACCTCTTCGCAGTTGATGAGAGCGTTGCAAGATCTGATTGTGATGTAGTTCGACTTCGGATTGTATACCAAGAAGTAGTTGACGCCCTCCATGTCCATCTGCTTGCTGATCTCGGCGAAGTAGTCGACCGTAGTGACGAATCTGCCGTTGAATTCGAGCGGATATTGAGGGAGCTCTTCGTAGAACTTCTTCCAGTTCTCGACATGTTCTTTGAGAATAGTCTTCTCGTCTTCTGTTAGAGCGAAGCTTCCACCCTTGCTCCAGCGGTGCATGAACTGTGTCATGTTTCCAGCCTTCCAGAAGAGCGTATTGAAGTGGAATGAGCGGAAGTCCTTCAGCTTCCAGAGTTCGAAGTCGTCTGCGATCTTAGCGATGTCTTCGAAACGTTCCAGATCTGCCATGAAGCGGATGTAGTACAAGTAGACCATGAGAGCGCCAGAATATTCCTGATTGACATGGAACGGTTTGGATTTCTCTTGGTTCTTCGTCTTCCACCAGTTAGCGTTCTCGTGGTGATCAAAGATGATGACTGGAACCTTCGCGTTGAGATATACTTCGCGGTCCTGTGTCGGTGCGAAGTTCGTGAAGATTACAGCATCGAACTCTTTGTGAGCTTCTAGAACACGGCGCATAATCTCTTCTTGGCGCTTGTAAGATGCAAATACCGTGGTGCATGTTGGATAGTAAGCCTGAAGAATGACTGATGCGATTGCGCCGTTCAGGCTATAGGATGTGAAGTTTAGTATTCTTAGTCTGCGATTCTTGAGATCCATAGTGATCCTCATTTTTGTTGTAAAAATATAAGAAATTCTTCTCGTTTCGTAAATAGTGCTTGATATAAAAACCGAAAGCGCTGGGCTTGAGAACCCAGCGCTTGATTCAATTAACTTCGTGAGCCGTCTAAGATAGGAGTAAAAGAGTAAAAGAGTTGTGACGACTCAACCAGTTTTTACGATTTTAGAGAAGGTCCTTCAGGAATTCGTCTGTGGATTCGGCAGAAGCTGCCTTGTCTACTGCTGGTTCCTCGACAGCGGACTGGACGCTCGCGTTAGTTGCTGCCGTGTTTCCTGCACTGATGCCCGGAAGGATTGGTTCGTAGGCCATAGTGCCGTCTTCCTTAGGAATTCTCTTGAAGAGCTTTTCACCTTCGCAGAGCTTTTCGTAGGTGTTGAGAACATCCTCGAAAGTCACCTTTGAAGTGTCCTTTTCACATTCCTTGAGAGTCAGAAGGCTGTCATCGATTCTCTTGATCTCTGCTTCGCTCAGCGGAACGTTGTTCTTGTCGCTGATCGGCTTAGAGTCGCCGAAATAGGATGCTTCTGGGTTCGGACCGTATTTACCGATCTTTGCCTTGTAGATCAGGTTAGCGCCCTTGTAGTAGTCGAAAACCTGAACGCCTTCGATGTGTCCCTTATCCGGATCGTCCTTCGGAGACATCTTTTCGAAAATCTTCTCAGCGATCTGAATACCGAACTTGAAGCGGAAGATCTTGCCCTCTGTGTCCGGCTTAGCGTTGTTCTTCACAACGTAGACGTTACAGATGAACGTCTTCTTAGCCTTCTTCTTGGAGATCTTCTTAGCGTCTTCGGACGTGAACGTGTCAAATACCGCTTTGTTCCATTCACAGATTGGGCATCTGTGACCAGCCTTGCGGAGACAGTCAACTACATGCCACTTACCGTCACTGCCCTGGAAAGAGTGAGTGCGGTTCTCGACGAACGGCTGTTCCTCAGTTCTCGGCTGCGGGAGAAGACGAAGTACTACTTCGATTTCATCGTTGACTGGGACTGGGACGAACTCCTGGTCGATACCGAAGCTCTTGTTGCCGCCCTTCTTGACGACTTTCTCGATTTGGGTGATGTAGCTGTCGAAATTACGCTCGATCATATTTTTACCTTTATTGTTCCTTTATTGTTCCTTTATTGTACCTTTAGTCTTACCAGAAGTTGATTCTGGCAGAGCATTATTATATATAGAAATTTTTTTGAGAGGAATTTTTCGTCTCAGAGACGATAGAAGACTGAGTTCAGCTCGACGCCAGACTCATCTAAGAACTTCACCATCTTGAGGAACTTCTTGTACTCCTCGTCTTCCACAGTGTCGATGTTGATCTTGAAGTGATCGTTTAAGCGCCATAAGTGCAGGTATATGTGAATGCCCACCACTCCATCGCATACTAACTTGTAGAGATGATTCTTCTGCTCAGAATCGATGTCTAAGACGCTTACGACCTTCTCCGACTCAGCTTTCAGTGCGCCGATCTGATCATGGAGTCTCTCTGGCTTGTAGAACTCGATTCCCTCAAGCTGTCCAATGCTCTCTATGTCGATCGGATTGTATACTGGCTTCTTGCGCTTTCCCTTTCCCTTTGGTGCGAAAAGCTCTCCGTTCTTCTTTCTCTTCAAGAAGCATCCGTGATTCTTTCTGATGTACTCGCCGAGGACATAGACTTCGAAAGTCTTCATGTTCGTCACTCCGCAAGTGATAGCGTTAGCTATCTTGACCATTCTCTCAGTTCCATACTCATGGACCTTGAGTCCGCCATAGACTGCTTCTCTCTCCATGTCGTCCATAGCTATCGGCCAGTAGTTGGGATCGAAGCAGATGCTGTAGTCAACATCCTTAGCTTTCTTTCTGATCTCTTGGTTCAAGAGATAGAGACACGCGTATACTTCATTCTTAGTCATATCGCCTACTTGATCAGGAATTTGCTAACCTTCTCTTTGACCATTCCGTTCTTCTTTCTCAGCTCGAGGTAGAGAGCATCATATAAGTTCGTCTGGAGAAGAGTCAATAGCTGCTCTTCGTCGAAGAAGTCCTCCATGAGATACTTGCACATCTCGATGACACTGATGTCGTGCTGAACATGGATATGCTCAAGAGTGTTGTTGAAGAGAATGAACGAGTTCAAGTCCTTCTTGACGATGATGGGAATCAGACACTTTGGAATTCTAGTCTCTTCATCTATGTCGTAGAGATCGTAGCCCTGACGCTTCAGAATCTCGAAAAACTCCTTCTTCGCAGTCTCTTTCTCTAGCGCTTCTATTCTGTTGTCGCTGTCTATCATGGCTGTCTCCTATAGAATCTGATTGATCTTGTCAAGATCCTGCGCAGCGTTGACTGCGTATGAGTTGTCGACTACATCTTTGTTCTCTGGCTGGGCTGGCTTTGGTGCTGCAGGTAGAGCCTGAGTCTGAGTAGACTGAGCCGGTGGGAGAATCTGAACTTGCGGTCCATTGCTAGAGCCGTTCAAGTCGTAGATCTTCTGCTTGTCGATATTGACGCCGATCATGATCTCAGTGCCCTTGTTGTTCTTCAATCTCGTCTTAGCGACCTTGAGCTTGTACATTCCCTGTTGAAGCATAGCAGTGTCCTGTGTAGCAGCGAGAACTGCGTCAAGCTTCATAGTAGATCCGTAAGAGTCAGCGACGTCGTTCAAGTCTACGCTAGCGCTGTCAAAGCCTCCTCTGTTGGTCTGGAGAGCAGTTACGATAGGAATGCCCATCTTCGTGCAGATTGCGCCTCTCGTCTCAGCAGCTACCTTCTGAAGGATAGTGTTAGAGTTGAGAGTCGGGTTCGGACGACCATTTGGAATCATACATCCGATGTAGTCTAGGAAGATGATCTCTGGAACGAACTTCTTCTTGTCCTTCAGATCCTTCAAGACGGTGCAGATTCTCATAGCGTTAGCAGTAGAGTCAGGAAGTTCGACTATCTTCAGATGGCGGTCAGTTAGAGCCTTCATCTTCTCTTTTAGAGAGATGAACGAGTTCTTGTTGAGCATCTTCAACTGATCTTGGCTGATGTTGCAGATGTTCTGCATCATTCTCAGTGCGATCTTCTTGTCTGGGTCTTCCATAGTGATGTAGAGGACGTTGTGTCCAGCAGCCATCATGTTAGAAGCGATAGCAGTCATTATGAGGGTCTTACCGACGTTAGTAGCTGCTAGAACGCCTATCATCACCTTCTCTGGGACACCCCCATTGAGGAGAACGTCTACATCCTTTAGACCAGTTCCGATTACCTTCACGCATGTGATCATGTCTTCGTAGACCATCTCTAGGTCATCGACAAGGTCAAGACCGATGTCGGACTTGAACGTGAACGCTTCTGCGTCTGCTAGCTTCTGGGCGTAACAGGTCTCTTCATCGCCGTTGCTGTGGAATAGGGACTCTTGAACTTCTACCGTCACTTGGTAGATCAGCTTCTTTCTGACGAACTTCTCGATGTCGTCTAGAATGTACTCGGTCATGCACTCTTCGTCTGGAATCTCCATAGAGGCGTCAAACTCTTCCAGAATCTGAGTGTCGTTTCTCAGCATGTTTCTCATCTCGAAAGCGTTAGGGAATGTCGTGTACTTCTCTACGTACTTTATGACGTTTTCGATAATCGTGCTGATGTTGATGTTCTCTCTAAACCAGTCGGCTGAGAGATACGGGACCATCCTGTCTCTGGCGGATCTGTTGCAAAATAGGGTCTTGATAATCAAGTGAGGAAATTGAACATTCACCATATACTATACCTTGAGTTAAAAAATAGAAAAAGGCGAGAGCCTCTTGAATTCGTGCTCTCGCCCTTAGTTGTAAAGAAGAATTTAGACTTCGACTACGTCTTGGTTGTCTTCGTCATCTCCATCAGAGAGGTAGACCTTCTTCTCGTTCTTTCTAGCTGCTTCGGCTTCTGCGATTTCCTCAGCGCTATACTTCTGGAAGATTCCAGCGCCATCGAGTTCAGCGTCTTCGTTTTCATCGCCATACTCACGACGGAACTGTTCCTCTTCATCAGCTGCCATAGTCGGGACGGACTCGTCAGTGATTTCGATTGCGCCATCGATGAGATCCATTACGTTGACCTGAGAAGAGATGAGCTTAGCGTTGACGAAGCTGAATCTGTCTTCCATGAAGTCGACGAACTTCTTATCACGATAGAGAGGCACCCAGAATGCAGCGCAGTAGAGCTCTGATTCCTTCCACATCTTCTTGACTTCGCCCGTCTCCTTGTCCACATCGTAGTCAGTTCTGGAGTAGTAGCCGTTCTGTGGCTTGAATACACAGCCTGAGTCGATTGCGTCGTCCAGAAGACCGAAGAACGGATCCAGACCACCATCGAGACGGATGAGGTACTGAGTCTTGAGGAATTCCTTAGCGCCACGACCCTTCTTGACGCCGACCGTGACCACCTTGCCGAGGATGTTGTCCTGAGCGTCCTTGTACTTAGCAGCAGAGGAGCAGAGACCGATAGAGTCAGAGTTGAAGAAGAGTCTCTTACCGCCAGGAATCTTGACCTTCTCGCCATACATTTCGAGAGAAGCGTAGACGTGGTTGATGATGAAGGTGGTGTTGCCGCAAGCGTTGATGATGTTTGCGAGCTCGTTCTTGAACTTCGGAGCAGACATGTTGACGGAAGATGAAGCTTCCTCTGCCTTCTCCAACACCTGAACTTCCACGATAGGACCCCAAGAGTCCATGAGGACGAAGGTGTTGAGGGACTCTTCACGGCTCTTGCCGCTGTTGATTCTTGCGAAGATCTGCTTCAGTTCGTTGATCTTCGAAGTCTGGTAGATGACGATCTTAGAGAGGTCGATGCCGAGCTGCTTCAAGATGTCTAGGTTGATAGCGTGTTCCGTGTCGATAACCACGCAAGCCATGCCTGAGCGGTATGCGGACTGGAGAACGTTGTAACCGATGAGAGACTTACCGAGCTGTGAGTCAGCAGCGATAGAGGTGATTGCGCCCTTTTTGATACCGCCACGGATCTTTCCGCCGAACACGAGGTTGAGGGAGATGACGTTGGTGTTGAGCCATTCATACTTCATCGTCTCAGGATTGATAACGAGCTTGTTCAGCTCCTTGTCCTTCTTGAGAGCGTTGATAATCTCTTCTG